AGAGTTTTATGGTAATATCATTCCAATTCCCTTTACCTTTAACCTTTCTATTAATGTTTATGTGATCTAATACAACAGGATTGAATGTTATACTAGGTCTACCCGATGCACGAATGAGATACGCAGGAACGCTCTCAATATACATAACAAATCTATTAGAAAGTTTGGGTTCAAACGGAGTAAAAAATATTTCCGTAGGATCGAGTAATTCAGCCATTTATATCTCCAAAAAAATAATTAGTCTTTATTATAAATATAATATTTTTAAATTATTATGTTGGGGGTAGTTATACCCCCAACACTTTAATAAAATTATGCACCAGGGAAAGATGCGCCTGTGGATTGAATATTGAAGTCAAGAATTATAAATTCTGCAGTTTTTGCTGGTTGCAAGAACAATTGACCATAGAGTATATTTCTATCTATTATATCTGCGGTATTGTTTGATTCATCCATAATAACTCTGAAAGAATATAAACCTTGTCTTTGCTGTATTGATTCCAAGTATGGATTAACTATATTCAAGAATCTTGAGCGTGTTTGAGATGTATTTTGTTCAAATACAAGATATCTTGTAGAAGATGCTATAAATTTCTTAGCAGCAATCAACAATCTACGAACATTTATTCTATCCAATGCTGATGGTCTTCCTTGTAATGTTTTCTGACCCCATACACAAACTCCTGTTGATGGGAACACCGCAATAGGATTTACTCTAGCCTCGTATAATGTGTCTCGTTCTCCTTGTGTTAATCTCGTTTTTACCTCTATAACTTCAGTCAATCCACCACGATTCAATCCAGCTGGAGCAAACCATTCTGCGGATACTCTATCATTAAAAGCAATAACGCCAGGAAGAACAACTGATGGTGGAACCCATACTGGTTTGTTTCTATCCATATCTACTATTTTTACCCATGGATAATATGTTGCGGCATAATTACTGTCAAATCCTTCTACAGTTGATGTAGCAGCTGATACATTATCTGCGATCTCACATAAATCCATGACATAGAATGCGTCTCCTCGCTCTTCACACATATCTTTAGCGTATGATGTTATTGGTGAATGTAATGAGTGTAACAACCCAGGAGTAACCACCATATTTATATCAAATTCATCCGCATTTGAAATAGTATCTATTGCCTTTTTATAAGCGGTATAACCATCTGCCGTATTTGATGATATATCAAACCCTTGAGTATTCCCAGAAGTAATATGTGTTCCTGTTTTTTTCTGTAAATGTGGTTTATGACCATCAAATCCACCTTGGAATGGCACTATAAATTTTCTAGAATCGATAGACGTATTTGTTGTTAAATTTATAGACCCACTATATGGCGATGTTGCTGTTGGGTAATTTGCTGCAGAAGATTGGTTATAGTTTCCTAAATAAAAATCAATGTTATTTGCAGTTGTTTGATTTGCCACCACTGGTAATGGTCTTAGATAATTGAAATTATCAGTAGTTGAAAAATCAAAATCAAATCCCCAATATACACGTTTGTTGTAAGACCCACCAACTGTTTGTGATGCAACATAGCTTGCAGATTGTGGTTGCGTAAATGCTGAAGGTATTGGTGATGTAAGTGCTCTAAACCCAAATGGTAATAAATTAGGAGAAACTGCACCGTTTGCTACTGCATCGGATACTTCCACTCTAATATATTTAGACTTATTTGAATAATCACCATTAACATTCACCTTTCCAGAATCACTTACGGTGATATATCTATCGCCTACAACTCTAGCAATATATCTTGGTGAATTTGGATCTAAGTTACATTTAAATTGTTCTACAATATTTGGTCTAAGATCGTCGTCTTCACTTGTAAACGGTGTATATGGCAATCTAGATTGATCGACCATTCTAATAACAACATCAAAATCACCATATTCAGAACCAGCTATAGTTCCAGCAGTTCTAATATTTGCAATACCAACTTTAACTTCATAGTTTGAATGATTACCGTGCGATAAAGTGTGGAATTTAAACAAATCTGTTGCATTTGCACCAATTTTCTGGGAATTTATCCATGGTGTTGACGCTTCTAAATATGCGTTTTCAAAATCCCATGGCATAGTTGCTGCAGACCCTGTTTCTATAAATACACGTGTTCCATTATCCAATCCTAATGCCACATTTGAATCATTTTTAAATGATACATAATTGTAAACAGCATGTGTCCCATATGCACTATATCCGTATAAATCGCCAATAAATGCTGAGCTTTCTGGGTCTATCGATGCACTAAACGGTGTATTATTTTCATCAATCGCATTTGTAAATGACGATGTGTCTGTGGTGAATCCACCAGATACAGTCAGTACAAAACTACCACTGTTATTTGCACTCAATGTAGATTGTGCAAATAATGAATCGGTGTCTAGAGTATTACTAACAACGAATGTTGGGTGTAAAACTGATACCAAACGCTTACCCCAAGATCCCGTTGCGACTAGAGCTATTGGGTGTTTTAATTTATATCCACCAGTCCCCAATACTCTAACCACAGTTGCACTGCCAGCATTATTTAAATAACTTTTAGCAGTATATGGTAAATACGAATGTTCATACGTACTACCAAATTTTGTTAAAAAGTCTCCATATCCTTCTACTATTGTAGGAACAAAGGCTGGACCTTTTAGTGTTGGCCCGATGAGTGCAGCACCTATTTGACCTATGCCTTGGGGTAAAAAGGATAAATCTTTTTCATTAGTAAACACTCCAGGACTTACGATTCTTTCAGAAGTAGCCACTATTATCTCCAAATAATTACATAATCGAGTTCATTGACACATATAAATATGTTTCAAAAAACCCAAACCATTAAGACTGTGCTATAAATTTACCAGATTGTAAATCTAATACACCGTCACCATATTTTTCATTTAAGTCTTTTACTAGCTGTTCTTCTTCCGTCCTTAAATCGGAATATTTTGAAAAAAGATCTTCTCTAATTTTCTTTAGTTGATCCAATCGTTCATTCAAAAGATGTAATTCCACCTCAATTTGTCCTATCTGCGCAGTCGTTGTTCCATATTTTTTTTGTAAATCTTTAACAACATCAATATCGTCTTGGGCAAATTCTTTTTCTGTAACTTCAGCCATAAAAACCTCGTCAAATAAAATAAATAAAACTGTTTACATATAAATATGTAAAACTTTTAAATAATTAATATATTATTGATCCCTAACCGTTAAACCGATATTTCCTCTATTACCCAAATCACTTTCAACATCAGTTGTGTCTCCTAAAATATCGTCTATAGTAGAAAATGTCTCTGCCCCAAATAGAATTTTATTAGGTGATACCACTCTCTTTGTTGTGACTTGAGTTGCTGCTTCTTTTGGTAATAGATATGCATGTACTAGTAATTCAAAATTTGCTCTAACTAGTCTATCTTGACCAGACATATTAGACTCTTCCATTGTTAAATTATCTAGATTAGTAGAAAATTTAAAAAAGTTCTTTTCCCCAAATGATTGACCTGCAAAATACACAAAATTTTCTAAAATATGATTTAATTGACTTTGGTATTCGCACCAAACTACAAAATCGTATGTAACATCGACATAATCTGGTATTGGGGTTATGAAATAATCTCTGCTTTTTCTTTTATCGTATAATGCACTAAATCTATCATAAGGCATTAATCTATTATATTTTTGCGACATAAAATATGCTAACTGGTCAGTTGTTGCTACTTTATTTCGTTTCATTTCTGGTTTTAATGTTACTATCGACCGTTTAAACGATATTAAAGGTGCAATCGTTTTTCCACGTTTGTCTTTTAAGAATCCGTCTTTTTGTATAGATGCCCATTTTTCTGAATTCGCATATATGGTCGGCACAGTTATAGATTCACCATTATCTTCTACTTTTAATTGTATGGTTTTATCTATAAATGACTTTATTGCAAAATCTACATCATATAGCGTTATTCCTAAACTTCTAGTTTTATCTTTATCACGCCTAACTTCCAAGTGTCTATTTTGTGTGAAGTCTGATCTATTAGTTTGCAAATTCACATCATCTATAAATGAATCTCTAGTCCTTTTTAATGGTGGTTTTCTATATTTAGATGAATTTTGCATTATATGTTGCTCGGTAAATCATTAAAATCGGTTATAATAGCTGGTCTAAATTCTTCCACATGTATTCTGGATCTTCTTGTTTGATGAGTATTTGCTATGATGGATATATTATACCCCCATTTTTCAGAAGAGAATGAGTAGTCTGGGTTTTTTCCTCCAAAAAATTCATTTTCTTGTATAGAATCAATCTCCCACCACTCTCCGTTATACTCAACAACATCCCCTACCTCAATAAAAATCCCAGAATCTTTTAATAATTCTCTAATAAATGCAAAGGAACAAAGTTGGGTGTAGTCTTGACCAAACTCATCCCCATCATACGATCGTTGTTGATAATCTATTAGTGCTGGTATTTTTACTGGTGAATAATAAATTTTTCTATCGGATTCATTATAGATATTTGTTTTAGTATCTTGTATAGATAATTTGTATAATGCCACTTCGGTATCTATTATATCGACAATCAATTCAGTGGTTATTTTTTTTATCAATGAAGCATCGCGTTGTCCATGAAATAATGGCATACTTTATCCTATGTATATTGATAATGGACTTCCCATCAAAGCCGCATTCAAATTATCTATCTCTTCTCTTTTGGCTTCTAATAATTTAGATCTAGTTGTTGTTTCCAATATCCCTCGTAGTTCTTCTACTAGTTGTTGTTTTTCATTAGCAGCTGCTGTTAGTAAGTCTGAAGAATTTAGTGTTGTTTCGGAATTTGGTATAGGTATCGATGAATATTTTCCTCTAATATAACCCAAATTTTCTTTAGATAATGCTAAAGTATATTTGTATATCCATTGTTTACCTACAGAATTTATCATAGAATATGTCATTAGATCATATGGAGCGTTAGACATATCTGATACCGATCCAGTTGGGTATTTTAATGGATTAGAGCGTTCTTCCTTTACCAAATACTCTATCCATAGTTTAAAGTTTTTAACTGGTACTGGGAATATTCGTAATTCATTATTTATTATCTCAAATGAATACGCAGATTTACGCATCATATCATTAAACTCAATCGCTTGAACCCTCAATAGATCAGCGTACATTGGCATAAGCATAAAAGAAACGCCTGTGGAATATGCACCAAACCCAAATGTATCTAACATTGCCTGATTACCTAAATATGGATCATAAAATCGTATAGATGCTGGTGGTGCATAGTGGTGAACTCGTTTTATCTCTATGTGTTTTCCAGGCTCTTTTACATCTCGTATTAATGTGTTTAGGTTATATTTTTGAATACCATATTCTATATCTATTGATGCTGAATAAAACGAAACATTCCCATTTGTAAATACATCCACACCATATTCTGTTGCTAAATCTATTATAGGGCCTATGTTTGCTGATATATTTCTTTGTGTCAAATTATTAGATGTAGGTGTTCCTATTATACTCAATAAATTCTGCTGTATATTGAATTGGTTAACATGATTTGAGTATTCGGATACAGCCTCTTCAAAGCAAGCATAAAAATTTCCAGATTGCAGTTCTATATCCACTAATGGATATCCCAATCTCTTAGCACACCAATCTGCTACATTATCAGCATCTATTATAAATTCTGAATCTGCATCGTAAAATCCAAATGGTGTGCTACCAGTTGAGAATGATGAACTTCCAGGCCAAATTGGTATATCTACCATGCGCTTCTCTTATTTTAATTCTTGAAAATAATTTAATATGTTATCTACAATCGGATGCCTGTGATTTGTTAATAATTCATATACACCCAATCCTTCTATTGTATTTGTCATATTGAATAAATATGGTAATCCAGAGTCTTTTTTATTTTTTAAATCCGTTTGTGATATATCTCCAGTCAGAATCATTTTGGAGTTTAGTCCCAATCTGGATAATATCATTTCCATTTGTGTTCTTGTTACATTTTGAGATTCATCCACAATAACACATGCGTTTACAAAAGTTCTACCTCTTAAAAAACTTATAGGTGCTATCTCTATAGTGTTCTCATTCATCAATTTATCTATCTTTTCTTTGCTATAAAGCATATACATATTCGATTGTATTGGTGACAGCCAAGGATCCATTTTTTCCTTTATGCTTCCAGGTAGAAAACCTATATCCTCATTAGAAACGGTTGGTCTTGTTATTATCACACGTTCAACTTCTCTATAAAATAGATATTCTAACGCTATTTGCGTTGCTAAAAGAGTTTTTCCAGATCCAGCTTTTCCAACAAATACGGATATTGCATCTTGTAATGCTTGTGCTTTTATTCTTTTCTGTTCTTCATTTAATGGTATATTGAAATTTATTTTATTTTTTATTACCTTTCTTCCTTTTTTTATGCCTTTAACACCCAAACCATTCACTGATTCATTAGAATCATCCATTGTATTTGCAGAAATATCCATATACAATCCTATAATAATTTAGACAAAGTATCGCAAGTCGATTTTAATTTTTTTTCTATCTCATTTATTGATTTCGCCAAATCTTCTTCAGTATGTGTCCATTCAAAACCTAACATAGCAATTACTTCTGATGATTTTTTTATAGGATATACTATAGCCGATTTAGTTCCTCTTTGGGTAAAAAATGCACGGGTTATTACATCATCAATACCATCGACTGATAAATATGTGCCCCTATATGCTATCACATTTTCTACAAAAGTGGAATATAGTGTTATAGGTAAATTTTGATATTCTTTAAATTCAGTACTAACACCTTCTTCTAGCGATTCAAATGATGTTGATAATTTAATTATAGATTTTCCACTATTATATTTACCGCCATTGTGTTTTTGTAAAATAAAAGCCCGTTGACAATTATAATCTATTAAGAGTTGATCTAATATGGTTTGTATTAATTTTGAATTGGTTATTTCTTTATACATTTTTTTCTGTTTGTATTCACCATATTTGTATTTTAAGAACCAAGATAAAAATACACCCATGAGAGTTGCCAAGCTGGAAACTCCTAATTTAATGATGTCCATATAATTGAGTTGTTCTATCATTTAAAATAAATATCATATTATAGTGATAAATTCTTATCTTTATAAAATAAAAAAATGGACAATACAAATTGTATTGTCCATTAATTCTATACGATTAAATCGTTTACTATTAGATATCACCAAGAGAATCGATCTGAATAAGACCATAGAATTCTGGACGAACTATCTTCTTAGCATAACGAGTCATTACGCCTTTACGTGGTGTAAAGTTTGTTGGGTCGTATACTAATGGTGTCATTACAAGTGGGATATATGGCGCATATACCGCTCCAGTTTCCAAGAACTGTGAACCACGGAAACCAACTAACATTTGGTTTTCCAACATATATGGATTCTTATAAACTGTAATTCTACCATTCAATTGACCTACTTTTTGAACACCCATCGCGAATTTCATACCTTCGCCATCAACCGCATATCCAGGCATTGATTCGAGAAGCGTAGCAACTTGTGGAGAACATACGAGGAAGTTTGCACCACCGCGTAATGTTTTCTGATGAATCACATTTGATACTTTCTGAATCTTTGTTCCCAGTGTTTGGAACCATGTTTGTTGATTAAATGCTGCTGCTTGTGCTTGTGCGTTTGAGTAATCGCTAAATAAACCAGTTGCTGCATCATATGTACGTCCAATTCTAGCAGACCAACGCTCTGTTGTTTGAGCGTTTTTAATTAACATATCTAATATTTCTAAATCAATTTCTTGAGAAATGTATTCAGATAACATAGATGTTAATTCTGCTTCCGCATCGATTGAGTGGTATGCATTTAAGTCTTGTGCAAATTCTGGTGTCCATACTGCTTTCAACTTACGAGTTTTAGCTACTATAGATTCAGAACGTAATTCCAAATTGATTTCTGGAATGTCTATATCTGTACCGCTTCTATCTTCAAAATCACCACGACTTGTTGATGTTGGTTGTTTTTGATAAGTAATAACTGCGTCACCAGGAACTGCTGATGCAGAAACAACAAATGTTATTTGTGAATTAGATGCATTTGCACTTGTATATTGTGGGAAATAGCCTTTAATAAGAGAGCCACTTACTTTAAATGCACGTATACCTTCTGGGTCAAATCCGTCGATTGATGATGACAACACTGTTAAAGTGAATATGTTTCCTCCAGCAAGTGATGCTGAATATGAATCTTGGAATTCTTTGTCAAATTGATATACTGATGGTGTAGTATGGCTAACTGAACCAGTTGCAACTTTACCACCAACACCAATATGTGCAGATGAAGTTACTCCAAGAGCTGCTGTTGCTGTATCGTTTATAGAGTAACCAAAACGACCTGCACCATAAAGACCTCCGCTAGGATCTGCATCTTTTGCATCTTTACCAGTTACACCAAATACTGAATCAGCTTGTGAATCTTTACCAGCACTTGTTGCAAATCCAGGCTGTGCTGTGGCATATTTGAAATCTAAGAAGAACACAAGACCAGATGGAAGATTCATAGGTTGTACCGATACAAAATCTTTAGCTGCGATTTCAGAGAAAATACGACGAACGAGTGGAAGTGCGACTCCAGCCCATTCTTCTGAACCAGCCGCTATTCCTGTTCTGCTAGATTCTTCGATTAATTGTTTTGCTTGATTTTCAAGAAGAACAGCAATACCATTTTTCTCATATTCGCTATTGATGTTGTCAAGAAGACCTGTCTTTTCCCATTTTTTTACAATGGTTCTATTTTCTTTTATAAGTTGCTTGTGGGGGTTGCCCGAAGCATTTAAAAGTGATTGTATATTATCCATTTTTTCATCCTAATTAAATTATTTTAAACCTGCTAATTTGCGTAAACGATCTGCCATATCATTTGTTGATTCATTTATTATATTCTTAGGCTTTGTGCTTGCTGTTGGTTTGCTAGCAAAAGACTCTTTTATAGTACGAATTTTCGAAGGCTTTAATGCTTCAGAAAGTGTCGCATAAACCAATTTAACTTCACGCAATGTTGAAGCTCTATCAAAATTTTCAATGACAGTCAATTTTTGTGTTTCAGTAAGCGAATGCTTCTTGAAAAGTTTATTTGAAAACAAGAGTTTAGAATTTAAAAGATTAACTTCATTTATTTTAGAACGAAGGAATGAAATAACAGCATACGCTTCTTTTAATTTTGATTCATATACTTCTTTTTCATCGTCTTTTGATTCTTTTGATTCAGTTTTTTCTTTTTCATCTTCCTCATCTTCTTCACGAAGAGCACGGAGTATTTCCTTAATATCTATAGAATCATCGTCTTCTTCTTCATGGGATGTTTCGGAAACTTCTTTTTCTTTTCCAGTTTCTTCATCATCTTCTTCTCGAATTGATCGAATCATTTCTTCTATTTCGGAATCATCTTCAGTCTCTTCTTTTTCTACCAACTGAATAAGTTTTTGGCTTTTACCTGGATCATCAGTTGTGTCATCTGATGCTTCTTTTGATGGTTTTTTATTATCACCACCACCTATTTCTGAAGAATCGATATCTTCTTCTAATTGACGGATTATTTCCATCAAATCTTCATCAATTTCTTCATCATCATGACCTTCGCCTTCCATTTTAGGTTCTTCTTCATCATCATGATCTTCACCTTCCATTTTAGGCTCCTCTTCATCACCATGAACTTCGCCCTCCATTTTAGGTTCTTCTTCATCATTATAAGATTCGCCTTCCATTTTAGGTTCTTCTTCATCATGAACTTCCATAGCTTCCATCGCAGGAACATCTTCGTCATCCATTTCTGCTTCTTCAGCAAGTTTTTGCGATAACATTGACTGTAATCTCGGTGTAAATGCCTCTTCTAAAGCAAGTTTTGCATTTGCTAACGCAACTTCTCTTACTGCCTTGGCATCTGCTATTGCTTCTTTAAGTAAATCATTCATAAAAAATCTCCAACGTTTTAGAATTATTATAAATTCTAATAAAAATAAAAATACATAAACCCTATATCAAAAATAGCGTATTATTAATATAATTATAGATAATTTGAAAAAAATATTTTATTTTAAATATTTTCTTTATCTAATTTTCTCTGCCTTCGTATTGCGGAATTTCTTTTTTCAGATTTTCTTTTAGATGGTTTTACATATTCCATCTTTTTTTTGTATTCTTCCAAAATTCCAGCTTCTTTAACTTTTCTTTTAAAAATTTTAATCATCATGTCTACATCCATACCAGAATTTTTTACTTTTACATGGGCTGGTTTGGATGATGTGTATGCTCTTTCAGTCATAACCTATAGTTCCTTCTATTGTATATCGTTATTTGATTCATTATTTATTTTGTAAAATTTTCCTAAATTTTGACCAATTGATTCATATACGGATTCCATTGATTTTTGTAATTTTACAATTTTTTCAGATATCTTTTCCAAATCATTAACTGATTCTTTTATTTTTTTAAACTCACGCTTATACGTTACACCTTCGAACCAATCTGCTGATTCTTCTACAACCGTTTTTCCAGCAAATTCAACTAAAGATTTTATTTCTTTAACAACTTCTGGTAATTTTGAAGATCTATGTATTATCGATCTATATTCATTATATTTACCTATAGCTTCGATATACATTTTTTTTTGCTCTGGTGTCAACTTTTTTATATTAAATTTTTCACTCATTACTTCTTCTACTGCATCCGATACCATTTTTTGTAATTCTGATATGGATATTGAAGTTTCTGAT